TTGATAATCAGCGAAATGCAACGCAAGCTTGCCACATGGGCAGCCACCGATCCGTCCCTACGGATTCAACGGCTGCTGCGTCTGATAACACAACCAGAATGGCTGGCTGAAGCGGCGCGGATCACGCTTTCATCAAAGGGGGCCCATACCCCCGGCGTTGATGGCGTGAACAAAACAATGCTACAGGCCAGACTGGCTGTTGAGCTGCAAATCCTCAGGGATGAATTACTCTCAGGCCACTACCAGCCCTTGCCCGCCAGACGGGTTTACATCCCTAAAAGCAACGGCAAACTGCGACCACTGGGTATCCCCGCGTTGCGGGATCGTATTGTTCAGCGGGCCATGCTGATGGCGATGGAGCCGATATGGGAGAGTGATTTTCATACGCTCTCATATGGCTTCCGGCCTGAGCGCAGTGTCCACCACGCGATCCGCACGGTGAAATTACAGCTCACAGACTGTGGTGAAACCCGGGGACGCTGGGTGATTGAAGGCGACCTGTCCAGTTACTTCGACACCGTACATCATCGACTGCTGATGAAGGCTGTACGCCGCAGGATCAGTGACGCACGTTTCATGACTCTGCTGTGGAAAACCATCAAGGCGGGACATATCGATGTCGGTCTCTTTCGGGCGGCCAGTGAAGGTGTACCACAGGGCGGTGTTATATCGCCGCTATTATCGAACATCATGCTGAATGAGTTCGATCAATACCTGCATGAGCGCTACCTGAGCGGGAAAGCCAGAAAAGATCGGTGGTACTGGAATAACAGTATCCAACGGGGCCGAAGTACGGCGGTCAGAGAAAACTGGCAGTGGAAACCCGCGGTGGCGTACTGCCGCTATGCCGATGATTTTGTCCTCATCGTCAAAGGCACCAAAGCACAGGCGGAAGCCATCAGGGAGGAGTGTCGGGGTGTGCTCGAAGGCAGTCTGAAACTCAGGCTGAACATGGATAAGACTAAAATCACCCATGTTAATGACGGCTTTATCTTTCTGGGGCACAGGATCATTCGCAAACGCAGTCGTTATGGCGAGATGCGAGTGGTCTCAACGATCCCGCAGGAGAAAGCCAGAAACTTCGCCGCATCGCTGACAGCACTGTTATCAGGCAACTACAGTGAAAGCAAAGTCGATATGGCTGAACAACTCAACCGAAAACTGAAAGGCTGGGCCATGTTCTATCAGTTCGTTGATTTTAAGGCCAAAGTCTTCAGTTATATCGACCGTGTCGTGTTCTGGAAGCTGGCTCACTGGCTGGCCCGCAAATACCGTACAGGTATCGCTTCCCTGATGAGGTGGTGGTGTAAATCACCGAAACCGGGTCAGAGCAAAACGTGGGTTTTATTTGGTAAAACCAATCACGGCAAGCTCAGCGGCGAAATACTGTACCGGTTGGTGGGGCAAGGCAAGAAGCTGTTCCGCTGGCGGCTACCCGAAGGTAATCCCTATCTGAGGACGGAGACCAGAAACACGTATACATCGCGCTTTACAGAAGTGGCAATGGCGTTCGCCAGCATTTAAATGGAGAGCCGGATGCGCTGAAAGGTGCACGTCCGGTTCGGGGAGGAGAGGCAGGGAAATAGTCCGACTACGCCCTGCCTCTTACTCTACTACCAGTAACCTGAGGCCTGGTCTTTGCAGCGTGCGCCGCTGCTGGCGTCATAGCTCACCGACGTCATGCAGGAGTTGATGGTCATTGAGAAGCTGCTGCCCACCGACATCTGCTGCAGATACTGGTAGAAAGAGTCGGACATCATGCCGTGCATCCACTTTTGCCCGCCGGGTGTTACCGTTGCGCCGTAGAAGCCGCTGGCATCGCTGGTTTGCGGCTGGATCAGGCTGGTCGCCATATCGCAGCCCGCATACCAGTTGATGCAGCGCAGGCCGGTCAAAGGATGGGAAGCCGGCGAGTTATCCAGCCACATATCGAAGAACCAGTTAGCGTACAGGCCGGTGTTATAGCCATTGTCGATATAGCCGAGGCTCTGCTGATAAATGGTGCCCGAGCCGTTATATTTCAGCCCGGTCCAGCGGTTAGCCCCGGTCATCCGCGGGTCCAGCGCGCCGCCGGGGGTGACGAAGAAGTTATCGTCCGAGTTGTTTTCCACAAAAACAAACTGCATGGCCGCCGCATCGGGCCAGGTGGTTTTGTTTACCGCAGCGTTGACCCGCGTCACGCACAGCGCCGCCGTTAACATGACTAAACATGCCAGCCATTTAGCTTTCATTACCTTCTCCTGTCTGCTGCACGCGGGCATAAGTGGAGAGGCCGCTGCAGACCACATCGCCCACCCACACCGCGCCGCGCGCCTGGCTCAGCTCCAGCGCCACTTCGCAGCTCTGGTTTTTACCGTAACTGAAATCGATGGTGGGATACTTTTTATCCACGTATAGCGCGCGAAAAAATTTGATACCAAATTGAAAAACTATTGATACATCAAAAAAAGGTGAAGCAAGAATATTTGATACTAAAAGACCAGGGTCTAAATTGATTATTCATGCCTTAAAATTTACTTCATCTCCGTAAGGTGAACGCCAGGAAAAACGAGGTTGTCAGTATTGCTATCCAGTCGCTTTCCCCGAAAACCATGCGGAACAGTATTCCCCACAAAAACACGGTCAACACCGAATTAAATTTCCGAATACTCCATCCAATAACCCACGTGGGCATAAATCACCTGCATTATAGATATCGCCATCCGTAGCGGTGGTATTTATGACGCTGCCTCTACACAGACAGCGGGGTACATTTATGCGCCCAGGGACTCTTTGAGTGATAACTCCGCCTCATCCAGCGGGTTTCCTGCCCCGGAGTAACTGAACATGTGGTAATACTCCCCCGGAGTTACTGAATCACCCACATACACATCGAACAGTACCTGCGCTCCTGCATCTGACAGGCTTACCAGGCGCTTTGCGGAATAGGTCACCTCTTTGCTGACCGTAACCAGCTGGCATGATGCCCCCAGCTCAGGATACGAAACCAGTTCTTTGACTTCTTTTGTTACTGTGAACGACATAATTTTCTCCTGCTTATCCCGGCTGGCTGGTCTGGCTGACTGCCAGTTGTTTAGAGCCGCCTTTGCCTGTGACGTTTACCGTCAGGAGCCCTGATGAATATGTCCAGGCGATATCTATCTCGGCGGCATTATTGATTTGTGAAAATGTCTCCACCAGATATCCATTGATGAATCTCAGTATTTTGTATGCAGGGAACTGAAAACCTCCATTGGCGGCTATCTGAATCTCACCGGACTGCGTGGTTATCTTCAGGGTTTTTGTCGCGCTCGCTGACATGGCATTTTCATGAAGGTATTTCTTCAGGAAGCGGACGCGCTTAATCACAATATCCGCGCCGTTATTTGAGCGTGAGAAGTAAATACCGTTTGAGGAGCCAGCAATTCCTGTCACGAACTCCACCCGCATTTTTCTGGGTGTCGTTGACAGCGTGAAAGTTGTCGAGACTTTACCTGTCCCGGAAACAATACCGCCGAAAGTGAAGTCTTCAGTACCGCTGGCGCAGTATGCCTCCACCTCGATAATGTATGATTTCTCCGGTTCAAACAGTCCCGATGAGGCAGCATAGCTAAAAATGCCGGTGCTGGCGAAACCCGCCATCAGCACCATCTCATTACCGCGAGCACGCAGATGATTTGACAACAGGTTACCGTACAGCGATGTGCCGAAAGCGCCGACATTGAGTCCGTTGATAACATCAGCGAACTGACCCTGAGAGGTATACCCGTTCCATTTACCGAAACGCGGACCTTTAAAGACAAACGAGCACGGCTGCTGCTGATTATACAGAAGCGGAACACTGTCCACCGTCGCACCAGTCTCATCAACCAGCGTCAGGGCATTTGACCCCAGGCCGACATTAGAACCCACCGTTGAGACATCAACGATTTCTCCGTATGTCTGACCTTTCGGTTGATATTTGTAAACAAAGTTTTTGGCTTTTGAAAAACCATCTATCCGGTTATCCCTGAGAATAGTTGAGTAACGACCCGCTGATACGTTACCCGCATAGGATGGAGCATCCACATCTGTCGCATCAATAAACCCTATTAGCGCCTGCCCGTCTGTCCCGGTTGCCTGCTCAAGGTAGTTGTCAATGATTCGTGCGTGACGGGCCGTGGTCTTGACCATAATGCAGTTTGGCGACCCGGCATGGAGTATATCGTTGTGATGTATTTCATTCTGAGATCCGAAGGTACTGGCGCTCAACTCCAGAATCATATAACGCCAGCCATTTCTGATTCGATTGAGTGTAACTGTGTTCAAATCGCATCCATTGAGCAATAAATCTGTTTCAAAGTTTGCAATCTCTGTCAGCGTGATGATGCCATTAAACATTTTTGACCAGGAAATGCCGATACCAACACCATTAACTCTTGGGTTGATACTGCATACCTTGACTACAGGAGCCATGCCGAATGGAACATTAGAAAGCGACACATCATCCTTGATAATCGCAGTTCGTTCATCATTGAACCTGACAGGATAATCCCCTACCAGCCCCATATGACTAATCTGCGGCATCCGTACCTGACCCGTGGATACATCCTCCGTATACCAGAAACAACCGCCCCCTTCAGAAAGGCAAATTACGCGTGTATAACAGTTAGGAGAAAAATTCGGTGCTCCCTGTCCCCTGACTATTTGACCTTTTCTCAACTGCACCGGTCTTGAAATATAGATATCGCCGAGGCGTAGATCGAGGTGTAAATTGGTGCTTGCTGCCTCCTGTAGGATTTGATAGTTATGCTCCGAATTTTCAACACCAGGTTTAGTTAGGGGCGTAACAAACTTAATAGCATCCTGTGCTGTTTCACCATGCTTCAACCTGAGCATCACACCGCCGCCTACAGAATCAAGTTCTCTTCTAAGACCATCGCCACCTATCCCCCTGACAGCACTGGCTATCTGGTCGAAAGATGATTTATCCGGTGAAAGTCCAGCTTCTACGACAAGGTTAATCAGCTCAGCTTGAATAATGTTGAACCAGTCTGCGCCAGGCCAGCTTATCCCGCCTTGCTCCTGACTTTCCCCAAACCAGCGTGGCGAAATAGACTGAGTATCTTTCGGTTCCGGCATTTCCGGGACGCCGCTCGTGTTGTCGAGGTGATACATGACGACTCCTTACGGCTTATCTGGCCAGACGATATCGGTGACGGTGATGTCAATTCGACTCACCGCGAGGCGATACGCCTCCCATCGTGCAAGTTGCGCGGTTTCATCATCAGTTGCCTGACCGCTGCTGACGGCATAGCTCAGCAGTGAAATCTGTTCCGACGCATCAGACAGCAGTTTTGCCTTCTGACGGTCAGCCTGAGCGATGAGATAAACATGTTCAGCATCGGCATTTTTAATCCAGGCTGAGCCATCCCATTCATCGAACTGACCTGGCATTTTGAGGGTATAGCCATCAGGAACAGGACCAATATCGGTGATGGTCAGAGGCTCGCGGGTTGTGGTGTTCCAGATAACCTGACCGCGCAGGTCTTTGACATAAATCCACTCAGCTCCGTTCCAGCGGGTGACGAACGTCGTTTTGTCCTCTGGAGGGGCTACGAACGTGCAGCCCTCCGGCAGCGTAAACCACGCGTCAGAGACGGTATGTTTCGTGCCGTCGGTCTCGTAGTAAAGTTGCCCTGTTTTATCTTCAATCTGTATCCACTGACCATCCGTGAACAGCAGAACGTAACCGGCATCAGCAACAGGCGGTTCAATGGTAGTAGCCCATTCCGGCAGGGATTCACTCAGTGCGGAAATAACAAAGCCGGTGCCGTGAATATTCCAGTAACGGGTTCCGCGAATATCTTTCACGTATTCCCAGACGTTATTTTTAAATATACCGGTATGGCCTTTATCCGGCTCGCAGGGAATATGCGTGGTATTTGCGGGCAGGCCTGTACCTGCCGGGATCGTCATAAAAACAGAGCCAATATAAACGCCATCGGCATCGTACTGATAAAGCCAGATGGCCTGCGGGCTTTGAGAAAATTCAAATGACATTACGCTAACCTCACAATGGCGTTAAAGGCGATATTTTTGACGGTGTTTTCGGCATTACCAGTGCTGTTGATCGTCACTGCATGAGCATGAGGACCGATATAAACAGTATGTCCGTGAATACCAATGTTGACGGTATGGCTGTGGGCCGGGGCTTTACTGGTCTTGTTACGCGTGCGATGCGAGTCATTATCTGACCCTACGACATAGTCCGGGTCCCAGACATCCCCCGGCGCTAACATGCCACCATCATGGTCATGCTCGTTATCCGAACTGGTGGGCTTTGTGCCGTGATCAAAGTTACTGGCGGACACTGTCCCGAGGTCCGTTGTGGCCACGCTTCCGGTGTGTGCGTGAGCCTTCACACCGTCAGCTTCATATGACAGCAGCGCCCGCCCGGAGGCGGGTAAAAACTTGATGGTCTGGCCGCGCATGTCAGGCAGAACGCCGGAGGGATAAGCGACAGCAAGACGCGGATAGGCGTTTTTATCGAAGCTCTGACCCAGCATCAGCATAAAACCGGTCGGCGCTGTTGCACCCGGCCACGCCAGAGGAATACCCGGCGGCAGCATATAGTCCGAGGAGAAAATACGGATGGCCTGAGCAAACTGATCCAGCTGCGTTTTATTCGGCGTGATATTCGCCAATGCCAGCACATTCAGCATTTCCGCCTGAATAGCGTTAAACCAGTCCGCCCCCGGATAACTCGGCTGAATACCGTCGCCGCCTTCGGTAAACCAGCGACGCTCAGTAAATAATACCGGCTTGATGGCGGGCATATCAGGAACGGAGGAGGCATTATCCAGGTGATACATAATTAAACCTCGTAAAGAAAATCATAATCGTGCCCGGCCAGCCGGTAACGACGTAAAAAACATTCCAGTATCTGCGCCTGCAGGCTGATTAACGGCGTCAGGACGTTGCTGATACTGCGAAAGCGGATCATCGGCATATCCGTGACCGTCACCTGCAGCAGGTAGCGGTATTTATGCGAATAAATCGGATACATGATGTCGCGCATGACGTGATGCGGCAGGATCTCTGTCACCTGAATGGTGAAACCCAGCGCATCCTTCACGGCCTGCTCAATCTGCCAGGTGGCCAGCCCGCCCTTGCGGTGATACTTCTCCACCACGGCATCGCGACGGCGGTCGAAACCGTCAGGGATGGCGTTACAGTCCGGCAGACCGAGATAGTCCTCCCAGTCGGCCAGCAGCAGGTCAGTGGTCTCCGGGCGCATCTCGGTGACCAGCAAATCCGCGTTTGCCTCCGCCAGCTGCAGGCGGGAACTGAAGCCCCGGAGCAGTGACGTCAGCGCCGCCGTCTGGTCGCGGGGCCACGCTTTACCGCGCGGCATCAGCTGCTGCAGGACGTCCTGCCAGTCCTCTACACGATGCGCCATGTGATTGCCCCCAGCGTCAGCAGTTCATAGTTCTCGCTGGCCTGATTGGTGGTGAGGTCCAGATCGTAGTCGGTGACGCCCGTCGATGAGCCGATGGCCGTGCGGATAGCGGAGAGCAGCAGCGTATCCCCCGGCGAGACCGAACGGAACAGCGCCTGCAGGCTCAGGGTGACCGCAGAACGGATGGCGGCAGTGTCGGGGATGACGCGGATGGTCAGCGGCACCGGCTTGAGCGTCAGCGGGATGGGCCAGACCTCGATACCGCCCGGCTTTCCGACGTAAGTCCCGGTTGCCGGGTCCTGATGGCGGAAAAGGTACGCCTGCATTGCTTCGCGGTCGGTGCCGGTCGGGATAATGTCAGTGCGCTGGTCGTAGACCCATGCAAGGCCGACCGTACCCAGCCCGTGCCAGCAGTCAAAGGCCCATGCCCGGCTGATGCCCGGCAGTTCGGTGGCCCAGATAACGTAATCGTGCAGAGCGCCGCCGGTTGGCGGGTTGCGCTTGCGGTACAGCAGGCGGGTCAGCAGCTCGGCCACGGACTCGACGTCCGCGCCGCCGGAAATCCCGGCATCCGCCACCACGCCGTCGCTGTTCACTCCGGCTACCGGGGAAATGAGGGTCAGAACGTCACCCGCCGTCAGGTTGCCGCTGAGGCCCGTCTCGTCGGCCTGCACGGTGACGGTGATTTTGCCCGCTGACGGGTCACTGGTGGCGGTGACGTGGTAGCGTACGCCGTCCTGCGTCTGCATCTCGGTATCAAGCGCCAGCGGCTTTGTGCCGGTGAAGGTGACCGGGCCGCTGGCATAGGATGCGGCCTTACGAATCACACCCTCATAGCGGGCGGTATCAATGATGGTTTCGTCGGCGGACTGCTCTGACGGGATAATCTGGTTTTTAATCCACGTTTGATAATCGTACACGTCGCGTAAAGCGCCGCTGAAAGCCGTATTTAACGCACGTTCAACGCCGACAATCGGTAATTCCTGGTCGAGTTCAATCTCTAAATCCTGAATACCGGCGCGAATAAGCTGGCGGAGCGTCGGGACATTAAATGTAGCCATTTTCTACCGCCTCCCAGCGTTTCTTTATTTCGACGGTTAACTCGGTTTTATCCGGGCGGGTGAGAATAATGGTTAATGCCAGCCAGTTAATACGGGGAATAGTGGCAATGACCTGCGCATTTCGCGCATAGCCGTAACGTAATAACGGTTGCATGGCCAGACGGGCGTAATTCTCCGCGCGGAGCCTGACCTCTTCGGTCAGCTTTTCACGGTCAATCAGCCAGAGCTTTGAGCCCCATTCAAAATCGCTGAAGGAATTACCGCACCAGCCGCGACGGTCATCGGTGCCGTCGGGTATTTCGTCGCTGGTATCGGCCCGAGCATCAGTAAACAGGCAGATATACACCAAAGAAACAAGGCCCTCGTCAAACGAAAGGCCATTGTGTTCAATCTCGATGTCGCCGCCAGCGGGCAGGTGCCAGTTTATTCTGATGGTCATAAGGGTTTAGTCGTGTTTTCACCGTCACCATCCTTATGAATATGGTCGAGGAAACTTTTTCCCTGAACCTGGATATCTTCACTGAAAGAAGTGGGGCCGGTGATATTTATCTGTTTACCGATAATGTCACAGCTCTCTTCGGCAACCACATTTACCGTCTTCCCTGTTATTTCAATCACGCCATTCTTTTTCAGACGAATAATATGGCCTTCCTGATGATAAATAACAACATCGCCTTCATCACCGCCACGGGGGCGACTCCCTTTATCCTCGACGGCGATGGCCACCATACCGCCGCGACGGCCACCGACAGCAACGACAATCGCCTCGGAGCCTGCAGGCGGGACGCTGGAAAAACCATAGTTCTGGAAGCGCTCGACGTCGTCATTGGTCTCATCGGCCAGCGACTGCACCTGCAGGTTCTGCCGACCGAGGCTGTCCGTCACGATACGCACCAGCGCACGGTCCACCATCAGGCGCAGACGGCGACCCAGTTCAGCAAAGGAACGCCCGAAATTCGCGTCTTTCAGTCCCACGTGACCCCCACGGATGTTTTTTTGCCTTTCTTCTTCGCCTTCTGCGATGGCATGTCCAGAGACTCAGGCGGTGCCAGGGTCAGTACCGTCAGACGACCGCTGTCACTTTCCATAAATGACACAGATTTAATCAGCCAGGTGACGTCGAGCTGCTGGATTTCATCGGTGACCGGCACCAGTCGGTTAGTCTCCCACAGTGGACCTGTAGCACCGTTTTCACGCCAGCCCGACACGGTGATTTCGGTTGTGTTGGATTCGCCCAGCACATAAGCCTTATGCCATTCACCACGGGCGCTGGCCCCGCCGACAGTCAGGCTTTCCTCGTTGACAAGAATCTTCGGTCGGTAGCGGGTGATCTCCGGGTCGCTGACAATGGTCTGGCGTCCGCCGACCATTTTCACCGGCTGGTCGTCCCACGTCGCACCGCCCGCGCTGGCGGAGCCCTTAACGATGTACTGGCTGGCACGCTCACGCCAGCTGAAGCGGCCACGGGCAGCCAGAATATTATCGCCGAGGGTGAGCTTTACTCCCGCCCGCCGGGTGGAAGCGCGGGTGATAACCAGCCGCCCGTACGCGTCTGACGTCACCAGAACGCCGCGCTGTTTAGCCAGCCGGTCGAGCAGTTCAAAGCCGGTTTCACCCTGTTCAAGAGTGATGCTGCTAAAGGCGTCGCCGGTGTCGGTCTCGTTAACCACCTCGATGCCGTAGGGTTTGCAGATGGTGGCCGCAAGCTGCTCCAGCTTCTGACCTTTCCACTGTCCGGCCTTATCCACCACCGAGCTGTCCACCAGATCGCCGGTTTTGTCGCGGCCCATTACGCGCAGGGAGACATTCTCCGCGTCATAACTGGGAATGAAGTCGTCGATGTAGCCGGTCATGACGCGGTCGCTGCCGATGGAGACCGTACAGGACTGGCCGGGCTTGATTGAGCGAGGAGCAGCAGCAGACCAGCGGGCGGTAACGGTCAGGTCGAACTCGCCCGCCACAGACTCCAGCGAGCGGTTAATGGTCATGTCCGTCCAGCCGCCCCAGACCTTGCCGTCAACGTTCAGGGTTAACTCTTCAGTCATTGCTGATGATCTCAATCGTCTGTGAAGGTGTAATAAAGGAGGGATAACGCAGCCGGTTGCGGGTTACCAGCTCGTCCCGGTTCTCCGCGTCGCCGGTCTCGCGGTAGGCCAGCAGCATCACCGGCACTGTCCGGGCAGGCGTTACGCGTCGCAGTTCCGGCAACTGGATGCTGCGGATACGCACATCATTCACCACCGCGAACCGCAATTCGCGAAGGGAGCGCCACAGCTCACGGAGCCCGCTTTCGACGGCTTCCGCTGCGGTCTCGCCGAGACGCTCCGCCAGCTGGTCGCCGGTGTTCTGCGCATCCTGACCAGTTTCGAAGGTCGCGGTGGCCACCGCTTCAGCCTGGGCGACCAGCGTGGAGATAATTACCAGGCGGCGGAAGTCTACGATGTTGGTCTCCATCGCTGCCGTGGTCTCCGGCGTCGATGCTGGCGTGACGCTGCTGGCAAAGCCGGTATCGGTGTTCACGCTGATGTTATCGACAAGGGATTTGGTCGCAGACTGCGCAGCCCGGTCACCTTCCCATTTGTCGCGAAGCTGGTCATAGACCCGCAGGGCGAACGGGGGCTCAGAGACAAGGTCTTTCATATCGCTGATGAGACCGGTGATATCGCGGATCATTTCACCCGGAGCGGCAGCTACAATACCGGCGAGGTCCTTAAACCGGTTAAGGCGGTCCATCCACTCACTGAGCGCATCCGGCAGGGTCGGCAGGCTGGTGACAAAGCCCTCCATATCCTCCAGCAGGGTGTCCACCATGCTGCCGACCCCGTCGAGCGCCGCAAAATAATCACCGCTGGCCAGCGCTTCCTTGACCTTGTCCGCCGCGCTGAGCGTGGTGGCGCTGGTGTCTTCGGTGCCGGACGGGAACAGCTGCTCGCCAGCCTCGTACACCTCAAAGGAAACGTAGGCAATACCGCCTTCCTCGGTGGAAAGACGATGCGTGACGCGGCCAACCTGAACCTTCTGCACGCCGAACCACGGATGCACCAGCTCACCGGGACCGGCAGTATTAAGCGCGGCCAGCAGGCGGTTCATCTGGTCTATGTAGTCACTGCCGAGGAGGATCGCGTTAATCTGCTGCTGAGTCAGCACCGCGCCGTGGTCTTCCGTCCAGCCGACCTCTTTTTTGGGGTAGGCGTGGGGGATAGCGCGGCGACCGCCAGTTCCCTCGACGTCACGGAAAAAGAACGGCACGCCCCGGAAGGAGGCGTCGCGGAGGTCTTCCCATTTAGCGGCCATCACTGCTGCTCCATGTTACGGACACCACTGGAGGCACTCATGGTGACGCCGGGGGCATTGACCTTAACGCTGGTCACCTGTACCCGATCATCTTTAACGGAAACCTCGATACTGCCTTTCAGCTCAGGCAGCTGCTGGAACGGGTAGCCTGGCTGGTTTTGCGGCTGCATAGACGCCCACGGCGACGGGTCTTGATACCCCGCAGGTGACGGCGAGGAAGACGTGAAAAAGTTTTTGATATCCTCCCACATCGTTGAACGCTCATTGTTCTGCTGAACCCTTTTAAGGAGTTCTTCGCGACCCTCGTCCGAAAAAGGGTCCATATCAGTCAACCCCATCAATTTACTGGCAATTAACCCTCCTCGTGCAAGCATACCCGGCCAGCCAGGAAGGTCGGCGGTAGTATCAAGAAGATCGTTAACCTTATCTTCTCCTGTTCCGCCCAGCCCACCAGCTGGCCAATTGGTCACATAAACTGGCATCACACCGGAACCGAACACATCAGAGACACCATTTGGTATACCCTTGCCCTTATTTGGATTCAGCACATCCCAGACACCTTTACCAAACTGAAACGCTTTGCGGGCTGCAATAACGCCCCCGACTGCGATGGCGATATTTTTACCAATCTCCAGCCAGTGCTGGACGGTTTCTTGGTCAACGGAGTTAATAGCATCGGCCAGTTCCTGCACTGGTTTTGCAAGATTGCTGTTCGCGAATTTCTTCCACGTAACGTTCAGGCTGGTCATGGCGGAAGTGAAGTCCTGAGCTGCATATTTAGCATCCGCCATAATGCCTGAACCGTCTGCGACTACAGCGTTGTAACGGGCAAAGTTTTCTGCACCTTTACCTGTGGTGACGCTGGAAATAATCAACCGGCTGTAATCGGTAAGTCCTGCTTTTGCCAGACGTTCGTCCTGACGTTTAGGCCCATCTTTACCTGAGAGTTGCGCGATATTTTTAACAATCTCATTAATAGCCAGCATTCCTCCGCTTTTATCACGCAGCTTTACACCGCTGGCTTCCAGAATTTTGGCGATTTTGGGATTACGTAGATCGTTAAGTAAGTTAAAAGATGCTGTAGCCGCCAGATCTCTGTCACCCACCGCATCCATTGCTGATTCCATTACCGCACCCATTTCCTTGAGCGCTTCCGGCCCGGTTCTTCCAGTCCCTGCGTAGGCCGAGAAAATTTTAGTGCCACTTTGCGCAAAATCCTTTAATTCAAAGCCTCCCTCTTTACCCAATTGATTTAGAAAATCCATTGCCAGAAGATTTTCCTGGTCAGATTTAGTTTTGAATTTCTGAAAAGTTGCAAACAATCCACCGATAGAATCGCCATCGGAGCCTGATGCCGCTATTGACGCTGCCATCATCTCCTTATTTTTGACACCAAAATCCAGGTCGCCAGTCATTTTGTTTACGTTTGCCAAAGCCTTCATCACTTCAGCATCGTCCACACGGAATTTAATCGCCGCATCTTGGGTGTCAGAAAAAATCTGTCGCATCTCCTCACGTGTTTTCCCAGCTGCAATCCCGAGTTCAGTCAACGCTCTGTCAGTTGTTGCGAACTCCCGCAATATTGCACCACCGGCAAACCCTGCAATCATAGTGGTATAGCGATTCCCTAGCGCATCAAGGCCACGACTTGCAGCAGCAGATGTCGCTTTAACAACCGACATCGCCCGCTGATTGGTGCGGGCGAACTCGGACATGTTGGCACCATACTGGCGGGCTTTGGCGGTCAGGTTGCCTGCCAGATTGATGAGTATTTCAGTGGTGAGGCGGTTTGCCATGTTGCTTCCTCAGCTGCTCTGTCAGGCGCAGCAGTTGCCGGAGAGGCAACTGCTGCAGGTAGGACATATCAAAACGTTGGGAAAGATTGACGATAAGGTTACTCAGCGCCGTCGCCAGCGGCACCAGGTCGCCCCCGTGACGCGGTCTCCGAAAGCAGGTCATCGAGGACAGCAGCTTTACTGCTGAGTAACTCCAGGTCCTCCGGGTGAAAGGCGTAGATTTGCTTCAGGGACAATGGCCCCGGAATCTCGCCCACAAAGGCAATCTGGCGCCGCAGCATACCCAGCCCCATCAGGACCTCAGAGCAATAAGCCACCGCCTTGCCGTTCTCGCCGATGACCACACGCTCAGCTTCCAGTTGGGCGTCGATAACGTCTTTTGAGGTCAGTTCACGGAAGGTGACTTCTTTGTAGCGGATCTCATCGTCAGTGCCTTTACCGGCGATGTAACCGTGCTTTAAAGTGATTTTCATCTCAGCCATGATTTACACCTTCACCAGTTTTTCGCCGATGAAGTTGGCGCTGATAGTGCCGCCGTCCTCCTCCAGCGTGGCCGGTTCAGCAGTCGCCGCGCCGGTCATCATGTAGGTCAGGCCGTTATCGCCCTCGAACATGACGGTTACCCCCTCCCAGCCACTGATTTCGATAACATCCATGTCCTGCGCTGCAGCGATGGTCATCTGGATCGAGGGACCCGCCATCTTGCCTGAGTTGCCCCAGACCTTGCCGCCGCCCATATGTTGGGTGCGCGTTTTACCGCCCGGATTGAGGGTGGATTTCCCCTCGGTTTTGATTTCGCGGCCATTAATGCGAATGGCCGCCATACCCAGAATGCTCATAGTGACTCCTTAAAGTTTGAACTGGATGAGACCGGCCAGCACGCGCAACTGATTGACCAGGTTCGGGTGGCAGATGAAGTTCAGACGGTCTTTGTCGGCACCGTCGAGATACACATCCAGCGTGTCTTTATAGTCGTCGAAGTCCTCTACCAGACCCGCCGGGATCAGCTCAGTCAGCGCGATATCCAGCAGCTCGGCGCGGGCAATCTTCGGCGCCATCACCGGCTGACCCGGATCGAGCAGGTCAAGCACATCATCCCCGGCCAGCTTGTGACGCGGATAGCGGTTACTGAAGCGGTTTTTGATGACGTAGCGAATACGCCCCAGCGTGGCCGGAGACTGCACGTTAAGGTACGACGTATCGGCGTCACCGTACTGATTGACACGATACATCGTGATTTCGCGCTCAATGCAGACATTACCGCCCGCGTCGACGTTATGGGTGGCGATGCCGTCATGCAGCAGCAGGTTGCGTTCAGGCATATCCCAGCGCACATCCTTCGCCGGAGGGAGGATACCTGGCAGCACCAGTGTCTGCAGTGGCCGGGCCGGATCGTTCGCAAGATAGTACGCCGCGATGCCGCCATAGGATGCCGCCCACAGCCAGTGCGGTTGCGGTGCGATGTTGGTCCCGAGACAGGAGATAAGCCAGTCGTTGCGGGTTTCACCAAAGGTTCCCGACTCGGCATGAGTGCCCCGGAACGCCGTCCAGAGCTGCGCCTCTATCATCTGGAGCGGACCCCAGCGTTCGAGCAGCTCATCCCGGATGGCGTTCAGGCTCTGCGTGTCGTTATACGGGAACACGATATCGGTGTACCAGTCATCGCCCAGCGCCGCGACGACAGCCGCAATATCCGGGGTGCCTGTGCCGCCGGTGAACGCAGTCATAGCCACCGCAACGCCTGCCGGTGTCTGCTCGCCGGTGTAGTAGTTGAGACGAACGTCCATCGCATTGCCGGTCACGCCTTTCCAGTTGGTGGTCAGGGTGACTGACGTTGTTGATGCAGCTTTCAGCGCGGCGATAACCTGCGTGTCCGGAAGTTTGTTCACGGCGGTGATAATGGCTGTCGCGATAGTGTCGGCGGTATCGTCAGCACCGACACCCACCTGCACCGAGACTCCGTTCACCAGCAAAGCCAGCGTACCTGCAGTGGTAGCCGGACCGGTGACAGTCAACTCCGATTTCGCCGCAGCACCAGCAGCGATATCAGACAGGCCCATCGCCCATACTTCGGTGTAGCTGTTGGCTTTACGCAGGGTTTTGAGCATCCCGGCCAGCATGGAGCCTTTGCCGTAGAGCTGGTCAGCGGTGCCGTCGCTGGTGATGCGGTTTGACGTCAGAGCCGTTGCTGTACCGGTCACGCTTTGCTGGCCGATCGCAATAATTTTGCGGGACTGCGCCGGGGCGCTGTCGAGTGCCTGGGAGTTATCGATATCGATAATAACCAGCGGGACACGAAAATCATCAGGGATATTGCCTAGTGACATATCACTTCTCCTTAACTGCACGGGTCTGAGGGGAGGCAGCCGGAATATCAGCAATGATCACATCGCCTTCGGCTGCACGACGGTGCCACCATGCACTCATGGGGAGCGCTTCCCCTTCGGGGTTCAGGTGCTCGCCGCCGGGCTTGCGCACCTTCAGGCCCTCGCGGGCGGGCTTAATCTGTTTTTTCATCGTTACGGCTCTCTTACGTTAATAACGCCTTTAATGGGGTCGGTGCCGTCGCTGACCTGCAGCGTGGCCCCCAGTCGCAGGAAGTCCGGGAGGGTGGCAAGGTCGATCTCATCATCCAGGCGGAACTCCTGTTCCCACGTCACGGCCCACATGGTCAGACCCAGATCGTTCAGCCCGCCGGAATAGATATTGTCGGCGCTGACAGAGGTGGCCAGACGCTCGGCCTTCATACCGTTAGGGGCTCCGCGCTGGACAATTCGGCGCACCAGCTTTCCGACCAGCACCTCGCAGCGGGTATCGCGCGTATAGCCCCATGCATCGGTGGCCATGACGTACGCCGCCCAGGTGATATCGCCAACAGTGCCGCCAGCCTGAGCGCGGATATTGCGCACGCGGAGTGCGGCCAGACGGATGCAACCATCACGATCCGTCAGGTAGGTTTTGACCTCAGCCGGGGTGCTGAACTGGCCGATATGGCGCTCAATGACGCTGACACGGTCAGGCTTGTTTTGCTGAGGTTCGTTCAGCAGCTCCGGCTTCAGCCACGCCACAATGTTCTCAGCGGCGGAGACCGTGGAGCCGGTGGTCAGCAGGGACGGACGTTCATTGCTCACGGTAATACCTCACTCCAGAAATCGCCGATGACATGCATCAGCTCATCATCGTTTGCGTTTGACAGCCCGAGATACTCGCGCTGTGGAATATCCATCATGCGATTATGGGAGCCGACGGTCTGCCAGACCGGATGCTTCAGCGCCCGGCCAAACGCCTGATGAATGAGACGTTTGTGGGCGCTGACCGGGACGCTACCTGCAAAACCGTCCTGGTGAACGCCGCTGTAGCTGAGTGGTGAACCCACGCGAACGCGGCCACGCTCGACGATGTACTGGATGCTGTCGAGCAGATCGCCGTTGCCCTGCAGCAGGCTCTGATTGCCGCTGCGGGTCTTACGGTAACCCTCAGACCATTCCTCCCAGCGTTCGCCCGCAGGTGAGGTTTTCTCGTCGCTGATGCGGCGGCGGGTCTGCGATTCCACGACAGCCCCGATGCTCTCCAGCAGCTCCTGCTGCAGTGAACTGTCGGAGAGCTTCTCGATGGCCATGCGCATCTGCTGCAGCTTCTCAGCGCCGATAACCTCAACTGAAATCCCCATCACAACACCCCTTTGAGGTTGTTACGGGTGAACAGGCGTTTGTTATCGGAGACAATAATCATCCTGCCGTTATCGGTCTCCGGGGCTGGCGTGTCGGTCGGCAGGCCGAGGTCACGGGTGCCGTTCGCCATCTCTTTCAGGGTCTGGATAGCGCTGTCGTAGCGTTTCTGAATCAGGTCAGTGATCTGATTGTCACGCTCGGACAGCCAGTAAATGGCGATGGATACGGCTACCCGGTGCAGCGGGCGCGGAACGGTGGTGATGTTCAGCGGCAGCTGATAACGCTTTGACAGAAACGAGTTGATCTCCGCGTCGGCATCTTCGATGGCCGTGGCTATCTTCGTCTCGTCGAGCTGGTCAGTCGCTTTGTCGATCGCCATGTTCCAGACCATCGACCCGTCCGTCGCCAGCAGCTCGTCGCGGGTAACGTAAATGCCCATCAGCTTTCCTCCGCCACCGTCTTCAGGACCGTCACTACAAGATGAGGTTCAGCCTTAAGGCGTTCGGCGGTTTCGTGACTGATGAAACATTCCACCACCACATCACCCTCCAGCGCATTGGCCTCGTTATCGCCATCGGGATCGTGGCTGACAAACACATGCACCGGCTCGCGCGGCCAGAAGCGGCCACAGCGGAAGAACCCACGCTCAGAGCGGGCGCGAACCTCCAGCACCACAACATCATCGGTTGCAGGCACGGTTGGCGTGACAGCGTTGCCCTGACCATCTGCCGCCAGAACGACGTTCATTAATTCACGCTGAACGGTATTAAGGTGGTCGGTTGAAATGTGGATTGCAGGCGCAGCAATGTTGACGCTGCCCCCGCCCAGGGAAATGACGTCACCAGATAACTGAAGTGCACCGGCATCGCCTTGTGTCACGCTGACGGGGGACGCACCCACCGCAACGTAATGCCCTGGCAGTGTGACTGACCGTTCAGTTCCCGGCAGGTCAGATGCATCAGCCTGTGCCACTTCCTGCGCTGAAACCTTGCCAGCGCGACCTTTAGTGCTTTGCTTACCCGCTGTTTTTTCTTTCGTTCCACTCACTGTTCCATCCTCTTTAAAGGTGGGTCACAGCGGGTTTAAAGCCCGCTGTAACGGTATTAAAACGGAGACTGACTATTACGCCGGGGTAGTGATGAACGGGCTGTCGACGATTTCCACATCCTTGTAATAGATGTTGGAATTACCGCCATCGACCAGCATCGCGTCGATGATCTTCTTCGCTGCTGCGCGGTTGTTCGGACCGACGACCAGCGTGGTCGGGCGGATACCCAGCGGGTTACCGGAATCACGCTTCATCCCCTGCAGAACCTTCACCGCCGCCTCATAGTTGGCGACAGTCAGCGGTGCGCGGGACCCGCAGGCGGTCTGCCAGAAGCCAAAACCGACGTTGCAGCGGCCATCCACGCCATACAGGAACTCATTGTTCTTGAAGGTGTGGTCATTGCTGAGGTCATCCAGTGCCTGGAAATTGAAGGGACGGCGGTTCTGATAAAGGATCGGCTTGAGTACCTGGCTCTCATCAATCAGGAACCACGGCTCGCCGGTGTCGGTCGCGATATCGCCTACAACGTTGCTGTAGGTGCCGCCCGCCATCGGATGGTCAGTATCAAAGAAGTTCTGGCCGTCAAAGCACAGGGTGCTGAAACCGGCAACCAGCAACGGGAAGCTCAGCGTATCCGGGAACTCGGCGACCTGCTGACCGAATGCCTGCGCAATCACGCTGTACTGACCAATCTGGTTGTCTTCGATATTTTCACGTTTGACGCGGATCGAGTTTTCCCAGGTCTTGTTGGCGATGGTGTAGCCGTACTGAGACAACTGCGCGAACTGGCGGGCGCTGACCCACTCTTTGATGGTCGGCAGGTCCGAGAGCCAGCCATACGTATTGGACGCAGAGCCGCTCGGCACTTCAGTAGCGATGCGCAGGTACTGCGACTTGACGCCCGCAAGACCTTTGGTAAAGGCGGCGCTCAGGGACGTGGAGAGCGCGTGCAGAATTTCAGCTGACGGTGCTGGCATTGTTATTGCTCCTGTTTCGGTTTAGCGGCGAGAAACTCTTCCTGCGAAATACCCATGCTGCGGCACATCGCCAGCTCAGTTTCGTTAAGCGTGGTCTGCTGACCGTTGTTCTCTTTGCCTTTGGACGGGTCCTGATTAACCAATGGCTGCGCAGTTTTTACGAACGCTTCAAACTTCTGGCGACCATCTTCAGTACGGCAAAGGGCCAGATACATATCGCGGTTAGCGGGCGCGACTTTCCCGGCGGTCACGGCATCGTCAACCAGCGCGGTAGCCGTTTTCTCATCCAGCGTCTTCAGGCGGTCCTCTGCTGTCTGAGCGCGGTTCAGCGCCAACTGGTACGTCTCCTGCGGAATAAATTTCGACAGGTCCGGGTTTTGAGCACGGTTCAGCGCAAGCGATTCACTGTTTTTGATGGTCTGGATAGCCGATACAGCGTCATCAATCGACGCAGTTGCAGCCAGTCCCAGCACCGTGGCAATTTGCACAGGTACAGTCATGGTGTTCTCCGAGTTAAGTGCGGGTAAATACAGGTTGGGTTTGTTGGTCAGGCCAGCGCTGGACAGATGCGAGACCTGACCGGTAGGGAAATGACGGAAAGCCGGGCTGTAATAGCGGTACTTCTTACCGCGAACGAGCGCTTCGCCGTCAGGCGTCCACTCGATATGACCGTCAATGCTGCCGTCAGCGTTGACGCGCATGGCATCAATCCAGGCATAGGCTGGAGCTTCTTCACCTTTAGGGCCAAGAAGCTCAGTGGAATGTTCGGCATCAAACGGCAACGTCGGGTAACGAAAGGACGTGGCAATGAAGGCCTGCGGATTGTCGTTTACCCAGGAACGGCCATCCCGGCCAGTGAATGTACCCGCAGGGATCATCGGCAACCATTCCGGCAGCGGCATGCTGGCATCCGACAGGTCGGGAAGCTCAAAGCACAGGGCCAGAAATTCGAGTTGTGTTGCAGGCTTTGACATGGTGCTGTCCGTCGTTAAAGGTAACTGACGGACAGTGTCGGAGAAAAACGAGAGGAAACCGGATTTACCGGCTTCCATGCTTATTAAGAAGATGTTCGGGAAACGTAGCGGGGAACCGCGTTTAAACCCCGTTCAAAAACGCCGTGGCGCGTTTAAGAATTTTTCAGAGAATCATCGTACCACAAATGCCGGTAAAGTCCCTGAGCGCGTTTGAGGCCGATTACCGTCTCGTTTAATTATCACTGTCGAAGGCGCTTTGCTTCGCGGCCAGCTGGCGCTCCAGCTCAGCCTGTCGGCGCGTGCCCGGATTGTAGTCCCAGCCCGGATCAATCCCCTCCGGCACCATCTCTTCTTCGCCGGTGCGCTTGTTAACCCACTTCACCCGTTTGACTGGCGGGGCTTCGGTACGGACCGGTACAGTCTGTCGGATAACGTGACCGGTAGGCTGGCCGTTGTCGTCGAGCTGCTGCACGTTGCGCGGGACGCCATTTTTCTGCAGTTGATCGTACTCGTATTTACTGACCTGGCGAACCCCGCATTTACAGCCCCAGCCGTTGGGACCGATGTGAGTCTGCCAGAACGGGTCGTCAACGGGCAGGCAGAGGTCCGCCCATTTCAGGTGCTCGGCGCGGTGCTCGCGTGACGGGCCCAGCGTATAGAGCAGATAGGGCATCGCGCGCTTAGTGCGCTGGATGCGGTCCCACTGACCGGCGCTGCGGGCAGTGCGCATGTTGGTATCGTAGATAGTGCGCAGACGACGATCGCTGCCGAGCTGTACCGGCTTCGTCTCACCTGTCAGCGGGTCATCCATCAGCTGCTGACCCCACCATCCACGCTTCACCAGCAGGGGCTTCAGCACCTCACGGAACTCGGAGAACGACTGGCCGCTGGCCATTGCGTCTTCGACCAATGCTTTGACGTCAGAGAGCAGGTCGAGCTGCGTCATCTTCGCCACGGTGAAACCGATGCTGTGCTCCTGCCGCCACACATCACGGTAATCGAAGCCCGGCGCCAGCTTTTTCGACTTCAGCCAGGCCAGCGCCTCTTTGGGGATAATATCGGGGGCCTTAGCCATCGTTCGCATCTCCCAGCGTCCGCGCCTTAAAGCTCAGCATCGCCAACTGCTCGACGAATGCGGCAGGCTCCAGCGTCTTCTGCAGGTCCGGCAGACGCGCCAGAAACTCCTCAAAGCTCCCGACGTCTTTCGCCAGCTGCAGCACCGGACTGGTGAACGCATCGCCGGTTTGCTCCCAGTCCGCCAGCGCCTCGCTGGCCATCACGTCAATCTCATCGTCCTGCGAACGGTTAAGCGCCAGTTGCGCACGGTTGAGTGCCGGTGCAGGGCTGAAGGCGGAGAAGCTATTGGACGGTGAGAGTACCGTCGCGCCGTTCTCCGGCTCAGCCAGACCGAACCTGTCCCGCACCTCCGATTCCTGCACCCGCAGACCACGATCGACCAGGGGGATAAGCGCATCGACAAAGGCTTTGAGGTCCTCCGGTTCGCTGATAGTCAGCTTCACACGCGGGTACTTTTCCTGCGGCCCATAGTTGAACTGGATAAACGGGCGTACCAGAAACTCATTTAGAGTGTTCTCCAGTTGACGGGCATCCCAGCGGGCAATATCCATGCGCACCCGGTCATGCACGTCGGCCTGAGATCGCGAGCTGCCGTCGTCGGTGGTCATGGTCTGCCCCAGTACGGCCTTACTGGTCTGGGCGTCGCACCACTCGGCCATCTCTTTGAAGAGTGCGCCGCCTCCGTTGCGGCTGGCAGTTTCCTGCATTTCCAGCTGCATACTTTGCGGGATGGCGCAGCCTGCATCCGATGCAATGGAGGCGATCGCATCGATGAGGGTCTTAATCTGTTCATCGGTGGCATTATTCCCGTACTTACCGACGACGATGGGTATGCCAAACTTCTCGGCAAACGCCCACCAGTCACGGACGGTAAAGGACTTGAGCATATACATCACCGCGACCAGACGGGCCAGACCATTACGCAGCGGCAGGCCGGACTTGAGGCGGGGGAAGTGAATGACATATTTACCCGGCGTCAGCGGGATACCATCAACCGGCTGTTCATCGGTCAGCAGACGAAACTGGCGCTGGGTCTCGCGGTCAGGTTTGAGGAAACGAGGGTCAACCCATTCATAGTCGCGCGGCTTCCAGACTTCCGCTGTATCCCAGAGGATTTCGCAGACACCCACGCCTTTACCCAGACCATCAAGCAGATCGAACAGTAGTTCAGGGATTTGCGGCTGCTCGACAAGATCGCGAACAGCATCGGCCAGCATCACATCATGCTCATCGTCACTTGCCGCTTCCACTGCCGGAGGGATACCGGCGACGGTCAGCTTGCGGGTACGTAACACACTGGAATAGTGCAGGTCGCGTTCTTCCATCTCTTCGGCGAGGATGAAGTAGTCGCTGGCATTGCCTTCGGTCACATTACGTAACACCCCGGCCAGTCTGGCCGGGGATAAGGTACTCGCCACGCTGATACCCGGAGAGGGTCGCCGGACGCTGACGCTCCCGGCGCGGGCTTCTGGCTGAGTCATTTTTACGGCATCAACCGCCACCCGCTCGCCCGTCTGGGTATTCATAAGATTACGGGCGGTACGCTTCTTTTTCTTTGCCATCAGAGCAGTCCTCGCTGATTTTTAAGGCCACGGGTAATGCGCAACTGACGGCGACTGTCGCTGTTGCGCTGCTGTTGTGGTTTGTTGAGACGGTGCAGTTCGTAGCGCTGGCAGTCTTCTTTGCTGGCGAGAAAGGCGAGGAAGATCGCATACGCGCTGTCGCCGTGACGCTTGTGGCCATCGCTGCCGGTATTCTCCCGGTCATCAATTCCTGGCACCCCACGCTGAACGACAATCTGTCCGAGGTCGCTGATAACGTCCTCGTGTTTAGGCAACACTAGTTCATCATCCTCAAACGCCGCCTTGAAGCGCGGCATGTTCTCGCGGTAGTGGGCGACGGAAGGCATGACCACCTCCACCTCTGCGCCGTACTTCTCCGCCGCCTGTTCGGCCAGGTAGTTACCGTTCCCACGGCCATCGAGCTTGACACCGTCGCGGCGCGGTAGCCTGTCGCAGATAAAGAACAGCGCCTGCTCCTGCTGCTTATAGGGAACGTTGGCCAGCTCAACAAGGAACGGTACGGTACGTGTGGTGTCGTCGTTGACGGTCATCGGCGCAAAGACCGTCAGGTGGCCAGACCGCGCAAAGTCCTCGCCGAGGCAGTGGCGAAGGTTTTGCGGGAGCGTGTTCAGCACGGGCAGTACCACCTTATCCAGCCATTCCTGCATATCCAGCGCACGGATAATTTCCGGCATGGCATTGAACGCAGCCGTGCCGGTGAAGCGCAGAACGGGACCGGTGCCCCGCGCAGCTCGCTCACGGATGGAGCGGGCCAGATAGGTGCCGCCGCCGTTCTTCGGCTCGCAGTAGTATTCCTCGCGGGCATCTTCTTCGGTGGCAGTATCGCTCAGGAGGTTCGCCAGCCACTCCGTCTCGGCATCGGGTGACCACGGCTTTTTCGTCACCTGGCAGATACGACGATACAGCCCCTCGCTGATGGCCAGCTCAATATCAATACGGTGAACGGAATAACGTTTCTTGCCCGCGCGGCTGTCGGTGATGATGGTATTGAACAGGTTTTCAATGCCGTTGTGAGTGGAGATCAAACGGACCTTTGAACCCCACATAGTCAGTGCCAGCGCCGCTTTCAGCACGGCAGCAAGGTCTTTCTGGAATGCCGCTTCGTCGATGATGACATTACCCTGCATACCGCGCAGGTTAGAGGGGTTGGACGACAGCGCCTTGATTTTGAAGCCGCTGGCAAAGTTGATGACGTAAACCAGAATGTCCTTGTCGTCATCCTCCAGCGCTTCCTCGCCAATCGCGGAGGCCGCGAGGTTATATGCCTTCGCCCACATGGCGCAGGCGTCAATAAACTCACGCGCCATGTCTTTGGTGGTGCCGACATAGAAGGTGTCGGTTCCCCCGGCTTCCGGCGACATTGACCCGCTGAGCGCGGCCTCGGCGGCTTCCGCCCACGTCAGACCGGTACGGCGGGATTTCTCGGCAATCTTGAGCTGGGACGTGTCCGCAATCCACCGGCGCTGATAAGGCAGCAACACCTGATCCGCGTCGAACTCGCCCGCCAGAATGGCACTGGCGGACTGATTACGTAACTGTTCCTGTGCTGACAGAGGCCCGGCCATCATGCAATCCCCAGAATCTGGCGACGGATATCAGCGGCGGTTTCCGCAGACAGACCGGCGCTTTTAGTGATTTTCTCCGCCTGCGCGGCGGCTTCTTCGGCGAATACCCGGCGGATTTCTTTCTCACGTTTGTGGCTGGCCATCGCTGCCGCTTCCAGACGCTGGGCAACCAGCGCGAGCTGACCAAGAGCCTTCGGCTCAACCGGGCCCTCTTCTTCAGCGAGTGACATCGACGTTTCGAATGCCAGCGTTTTCACAAACTCCATCAACAATTTGCCGACGTCAGACGTCGGCGCAGAACCCAGCTTCGCGGCCCAGATTTCGGCCATTTCGCGGGAGGCGCGAATTTTGGCCCCGAACTCTTCCATACGGCTGGCGTAACGGTTCAGGCCCGTACGGCTGAGCTTCATGTCTTCCGGCAGGTTGTGGCCGTCGATGAGTTCGTTGATGGCCTCGCGGATCTCTTCCTGTGTATGACGTTTCTCGCGCAGCATCTGGTGCAGCTGGTCGCGAACGCCATCCGGCAGCAGATCGATTTTGGAGGGGCGACCACGGGTCGGGCGTTGTTCAGCAGTCACGGTCTCTCCCCAGCCGGTCGGCAAAGTCTTTGCGGGTGGATACAATATCTTTCTGCATCAGTTCCCACACACGGCGGACTTCTGGATCGGAATTCAGAAACGAATTGAGATAACTGTCAGAAGCGTTGCGGTCATAGGGCTTGCCCGTTTTTTCTTCGACGAACTTCGCCACAACCTGCAGCTCAAGTTCAGCGCAGACAAACGCGGCAGCGAGCCGTCTGATGGCACTACGCGCTGCAGCAGGTAACGGTTTTTTCTTCGCCATGATTACCCCCTCGCGCGGGGCTTTTTCACCCCCGGAACCGTGGCCAGACCGCTGGCGACGTCGTCACCGCGACCGGTGATTTCTGCCACATAACAGCCGGAAACATCCGTCAGACTGACCAGACCCTGCTCACGCAGCCACGCCAGATGCGTGCGCACCGTATCGCGGGAAGCGCGATGGCCATACGTCTGCAGGCAGGTCTGCAGAATCGACTCGTTGGCACTGTCGCCGCATTCGACAAGGGATCGCAGAATAACCAGGCGCTGGTCCTGGTCGAGAATGTCACGCATAGTCACCTCTTATTTTTCCTTCAGCTCATTTTCCAGAAGCAGGTCGCTGACATGTTTCACCTGGCGTATCGCCGGGCCCAGTTCGCGGAGGTCACCCCGCAAATTACTCATTTCCAGCTGCAGCTGGTGCAGGTCTTTCTGACTAGGTAGCCCGGCGATAGTGTTCTCAATGCTCTGCAGTCGGGTGCGCATCAGCTCCAGTTCCTCGCGTTTGACATAGGTTTTGGCCAGGAGGAGCTGAATGACGTTCACGGCAGACATAAACAACGCCCAGATGATCGCCCAGTTTCCCTTAATAATTTCCCAGCCCATGCGCCCCCCTGATATCTCTGATGGACTGACAGGTGAAACAGGTCGCGACATACGGCAGCGCCTGAAGTCGGGCTACGGGAATAGCCGCACCGCAGTCGTTACAAAATCCGTAATTCTCCGGCAGCTCTTTAACCCGGTTTAAATGGTTGTTTAAAGCCCGTTCGCGCTCTTCCATTTCAAGGTCGCTGGCGCGATCAAATGCTCTCGTCATTTACCCACCATGACCTTGTGTTTGCTGGATTTGCTGTACCGGGCGAACCCGTCCAGCGTCCTGAAACCCAGATAACCCAGCGCCGGGGTCGCCAGCATCAGCGAAATATCCCAGTCCGGTGCAGGCATGGAAAACGCATGACCAAAGGCACCTGCCACCGCACCAGCCTGCTGGCCCAGAGACATGATCATCACGTAAGCAATGCTGCTGTAGAGGGATAAGCGGGCCATCAGCGGGCGGGTCTGGCGGACATATTCGTCCGTGGCGTTGTCGCCGTTGCGGATGGTTTCCTGCTGTTCGTGGTGCGCGGCCTGCTGGTCGGCCATCTGCGCCTTGTCCCGCTCCAGCTGGAACTGCTGCAGCTGTACCTTGAGGCCCTCCAACTGGACTAGCTGCTCGGGCGGCAGCTGCGCCAGCTTCTGCTCCAGCACGCGCTGCTGGTCGGCGGGATTAATCGCACCGTTGACAGTCTCGACAATGCTGGCCACCGAATCAGCGGCTTTCGCCGTGGTACTGTCGCTGCCGAACCAGCCGCCGACGGTACGAACCAGAGAAGGTCCGGCCTTCAGCAGGACGGAGGCAATAGTGGAAAGCGTTACAGGATCCAATTTATTACCTCCTTACGAACCAGCCAGGCATACAGAATGACCACGGTCAGACCGGCGAGAGGGTTAAGCAGCATGACGACCGGACTGGTTGCAAAGACGGGGGAAAAGGCCAGCAGAAAAGCGCCGAAAGCCCAGATCAGCCACGAGACACAACGTACCCACTTTCGGGCCGGGCGGTCAGGCTGGCGTAAACGATAAGGCAGGTTGCCGAGCCAGATACTTGCCGCTATTAACAGGGCACCGGAGAACGTCAGCCACCAGACAACAAATGCCTGACGGCCATAGAAACAACTGACCAGCAGCGATAACCCGACGAGAGCGACCACAGACCAGCCGGACTGAAATACCCGGATCAAGGCCTGAATCAGCCCGTCGGTATTTAATTTAAACATTATGCTTTTCCTTATATCGCTGGCACTGCCAGACGATGTCTCGTGTATCGACGGAGTCCCAGCCCCTGCGGTAATAACTGGCATGAGTGCCGTCGCAGCCTTTGTAATCGCGTGGAACGGGTGGAGGGCCACCGGCAACCCGGTGAAGCACCTCCTGACGGAGGCGATCGCGCCGCCCCGCACGTAACGATGAATCCCAGCCTTTACCCATGCTCAGCTCCGGGGAACCGAGACCTGACCGCCAATGACCTCCTGACAGGCGTTCGCCAGTAAATCCAGTCGGTTAAACCAGCCATTGAGGTACTTACCCTGAGAGGCATTTGATTTGATGATGTCGGCGTAATAGCGGGAGCGGCGCAGGAAGCAGCGAGTCAGGAGCCATTCGGCATCTGCAGAGGCTACTGCGGTGCGGGTTTTTGGGCCGATAATGCCATCAGCGGTGACGCCGACCGCATCCTGCAGGAGCTGGACCGCTTTTTTAGGATTGTGTTGTACGGCGGAATCAAAGACAAAGAGTGAGATACCGTCCGGCCAGTCAGTGCAATAAGCCGGATACCAGTAATCGCGGAAATAGATCTGCCCGGCCTGTTCTTCGGTCAGGTCCTTAATTCGGGTATCGGGTTTACCGTCACCATCGACGTCGGTTTTGCCGTCGGCAAGACCGTCGCGCTTGTCGGAAATACCGTATTTGGTTTCGCCGCCTTTGTCGGTGGGGTCATTAACGTAACCACCTTCGCGGGCGCGAATGAAAGAGAGTGCGTGTAAAAACGCGGGGGAGAATGCTGTTGTCATGCCTGCACCTTTTACAAGGAAGAAGGTAAATGTGGGTTCCTTCTCATTTTGTGGCAGGCATAAAAAAAGCCGGATTAACCGGCTTCCTTTAAGTTTGATTCGACTAGATAAATAGAAAATCTTTGAATGAGTAAATCATCACCGCAGATACAATCAAAAAAACAATTATAAAGCCAGTGCTTTTATCCGTTTGTACAGGGTATTCCTTAGCAATAGAAAGCAGTGCTTTTCTCCTGTATAAATAGATAAAGAATGGAAAAATGAATAAAGAACTAGCACCCCAAACGATAGGAGACAAACCGCTTCTGTACCCTTTGTTAACACCGTCTTTAACAGTATGCATTCCAATATGATTGTTTGCTGCATCAAAAAACACCCAGAAGCAACATACAACAATCACTAAATTTATAAAAACACCACCAATCATTGTTATCACTCCATGTCCAGAGAATACTGACGTTTACTTAGTTCCAGCCTGCGCATACGCCTGATAGCTTTATACACTGTTTTGTAGGTGACCTGGTAGCGTTCAACCAGCTCTGGAATGTTATTCCCCTTGAAATCACGCCAGATGCGCATATCCCTGATGAGCTGTTCCAGCACTTGACCGCGAGGAAAATAAATCTGCATCCCACCGATTTTACTGCTGATGGCTGCGACCAGTTCAATGGAGTGGCGCGGGTCATAGCCAAGGCGCTCAAGCTCCTTACGCAATAAAGCATTCAGTTCTGCCAACAACGACGGAAAGCGGGAACTCTCCATCTCATCATCAATATGGTCCAGAATGCTGTCGTCCTGTACGTCACCAAAGAGATCGTCACTCATTTTTTCCACCTTCTGGCTGCGACAGCGTAAGCGCTGCAGATTGTGTCATAGTCCCGGCTTTCGTCACCGGTGACCGGGTTTTCGGGGAGTCGGGCATGGTGTGCCAGCATGGCTTTTTTCATCTCCCGGATATGCCATTGCTTCAGGCTCTCTAGCAGGTTGTCCTCGGCGTCGGCTCGTAACCACTCAAGGCTGGATACGCCAGCACCGCCATTACGGATGCGAGTCTGGCGCTGGACAAAATGGTCGAGCGCAATATCACTACCATCCTGGATAAAACCCTCGTTAAACATCGTTTTCCATATTGCGCGGATTTTCAGACTCACATCTGACGGGGCAGACATGCGGCGCTTAGAGCGGCGCAGGGGTTTGCTTTTGAACCCCTTAGCCTCCAGCGCCTGGATAACATTCTGCAGCTCAATGATGGTCATCTCGCGACAGCTCGACTTGCCGGGAACTACCGCCCCCAGCAGGGAGCGGTAAGTGTCATCGTCAAGCGCCAGTTGGCCTTTGGCGATATGGATAAGCTGGATTGCGTTTGAGCGGGTCATAGGCCCTCCTGTTGAGAGGCTGAGAGCGCGGCGGCGCTGCAGGAGTCTGGCGGGGTAAAACCAATCACCTGATCTCCCTCTTTCACCAGACGCAGTAGCATCGCCAGGTTGTCAATAATTTCCGATTCAACGTTTGACCACTCTTCGCGTCCTTCGGTGTAGTGGATTACAGCTTTTATGACTTCCCCACTTTCTTCTGCAACCTTATTCAGGACGTAGTTCGGCTGCGGAAACATACATATCGCTTTATCGGCACGGATTCTTGCAGCCGCTATCAGAGATGCAAAATAATCATCCTGCTCTGGCTGAGAGGAGATTGCGGCTAGCGCCATACGAGCCAGCATGACACCTTCTTCTTGACTCTGACGTACTGAGCCGTAAGCGATAGCTTCAAGACGTTTTCTGGTTATGGTTGCTTTACTCATGAGCTTTATCCTCCGCCCGCATACGTTCGGCATACTGCTGCTCGCGCATCATCTTCTGAGCAGCCTGCATCAGCAAACTGACGGCCATGCGGGCGCGGGCTGCGGCATAACGGTTACTGGTTTTGGTGTCGCGATAGAGGGTTTCTGCCAGCCCCATCTGTTCGGTCGCTTCCTCCAGAAGCCCCATAACGGACGGACCAAAGGGGCTGACAGGTTGTGACTCAACACCAACGACCTGAGCCAGACGCGCCATCTTGCGGTTCTTTTCATGGTCAATCATCGGGCCCATCCCGTTATGACGCAGTTGCTCAATCATGATCTCGACATCTGCTGCTTCTTCGGCCACTTTGCTGCTGTCGGTTTTATGGTTAAGAAAACGCGAGCAGGCAGCTGATAATTCGCTGGCTTCTTCGGAAAGCACCAGCACCTGAGATTCAAATCCCCATTTGGCGAATGCAGCCTCAAAAATACCTTTTGTTTTCGGATTCATAATATGTTCCTACTGATTTTCGGCGTGAGCAACCCCACGGCGCTGACGCCGGAAATAAAACAAAGTTAATTAACGAATATTCAGAGTTTGGCTAAATCCAGAGATATCTGCTTATAAGTGCCATCGTCCTGACGCGCATATAAACGCAGATACTGGCTGGTTCCCGTGACCTGGATAGCATCGGCCACAGCGTCCATCGCTTCATTCCATTTGGCATCGTCAATATTCAGTGAACGGAGACCCAAAACCTGATTGATATCAATCCGGCCCTGTTTATTGACGCGGAATGCATGATCGACCATCGCCATAATCTTTTCGTTAGCCCCGGCAGACCATTCTCTGATGCAGTCGTCAATCAGCTTCTTTGCCGCCTGAATGCGCTCATCGAAGATGCGATGCTCGCCCACAGCGCGAACCAGCTTATAACGGCCATCAAAGCTGACCAACGTGACATTACCTTTAGCACCGCCATATTCAACACCGTACTCCGCTGCTGAAAGGTCGATAAAGTCACCGATTTTCGCCATAGAACCGAGCTTGAACTCGACCAGATACTGACGCTGCAGACGAGCTGCCTCCACGATGCCGAGCACCACTTCATCACGCAGTTTATCCAGTGGTTTAATCTGTGACTCAGGAACCAGGTGACCCTGAGCGTTAATCCGGTAACCGTCCGGGATGGTATTTGCAGTATTCATAAAGTCCTCACTGAATTAATAGCAATCTGAATAAACAATATTCGAAACAACACGGCGACTTAATTCCATTTTTTCGGCAATAACAGGAATGGTCAGGCCCTCTTTATAAAGCTCACGGCAAAGGTAGATATCATGATCATCCGATGGTTTAACCAGAACGGACAAGCCCCAGCGGTTAGCCTGAGACTGAATGGCCTGACGGGTGCGGTTAAGTTTCTCGCCCATCTCCGCTGCCGTCATTTTCCCGGCATTCTCACAGACAAACTGAATTTCGGACTTGGTCCACTTACGGCGCTTTTGCATAACTACCTCCAGATAACATGACAACCTTCGAGAGTGGCCATCCACACGGAGCGGGTCCCGGTGGGGCAGCGTTCAATCAGATGATTAGCCCTGTTCACCAGTTCAGTCGGCGGACAGGTGATTTCCAGACACGGGCGGCGCATCCACACCCGCATCTCCGTAACACGACTACCGCGCGCCTGCAGCCATGCCTGCGCAGCGGTGGCCATACCAACATGTTCAGCAATACGTTCAGTAATCATGGTGTTAACCCCTTAATAACGTCGAAACATCAACATCCAGATCCAGATCGCGCAGCGCCTTGAGGATGTAGCTCTCGCTGACAGCCTGACCTGCGCCGTGAGCCGTCATCGCTGCAAGCCGCAGGGAATGACTGAGGATGCGCAGTGCGCCGGGTTTCTGCGCAATCTTCTGAAGCAGTTCACGCTCTTTTTCACCGTCGATATGCCAGGCATCAGCAATCGCTTCCACATCCGCCTTTTTGGTCTTGTTAATCGCCACACGTTTGGCAATACGTGAGAACAGGCGGGCGAACTCGACGGTGCGGTTACCGCCGGTCATGTTGCTGTAGACGCGGTGGTTACCCATCAGCACCAGCCCGACGCGGGTGGCCTCCTGCAGCAGGCGAAGCTCTTCGAGCGTTTCCGCGCCCAGATGGTCAGCTTCATCAATAATGACAAGGCCCTGAGTACCATCAAGACGGCGTCGCAGGGCGCGGGCCAGTGGCCCCTTACGGCGCGGCGCATCATTCATCCCCAGCTCATAGGCCAGTTCGGTCAGGCACTCCAGCACACTGGCGCAGGACGGGGTGATCGTTATCAGCCAGACGTTATCGTTACTGCGGCGATATTCACGTGCCGCCTCTGACTTACCTACGCCGGGGTTGCCGCAGACCACGCCGATGCACTCCGTCAGGTGGGCATAGCGAAAGGCTGTCCAGATCTGTTTGACGGTCGGGGTCTCAATAAAGCGCGGGGGCTCCGGCAGTTCTGCAGCAGAATGCTGTTTATTGACCCAGCGCTGCAGAGCTTTCTCGACGCGGTCGTTATCACCGGCATATTTATTGTTCATGAAGCCACTGACCATACCGGTTGATAAGCCGGTTTCACGGGCAACCTGAGCAAAAGTAAATCGGTTACCATCAACAAGGTTGCGCAGAACCTCGCGAATATCGGAAATATTCACCTCAGACATAATTCTCTCCATTATTTGAAGGGTATTTAAACGGCCTTAAATAGCGTTTTTACGTTTATTTGATTCCAGCATATCCAGCGAGTTATTCAGATATTCATCCTCGCTGTATTCCTCTTCTTCAGACACAACCTGCATAGCAGGAACCGCCCGGCTGACAGGGCGATAGACATTGCTGTCCAGCCAGTCCGGCCCTGCTGGTTCGGAGAGGGTGAGCACATTTTCGGCCTCGGCCAGACGGACTTTTTTCTCACCACGCTCGCGCATACCTTTGATGCGTTTCTGTTTTTGCCAGTATTCCGCCGTAACAGGGAATGCTGCTTTCTTGTTGCCGTCCCAGATGGCTTCACATATCAGCGAACCATCCATCCGACGAACGATAATCTTCGTAGCATCGTGAATGTCGTAACTAACTCGGACCTTGCGGCCATGCTCTTCGCGAAGTGCTTCGGAATAATAAAGGTTATTGAAAAGCTGAATTTCGCAACGTCTGACCGAGCACTCAGTCTCCGGCATAAACATATGACGAAGTTCAATATCGGAGAGCCATTCAATTTCAGTTTTTTCTTTTTCCAGCTTGTACTTACGAAATTGCGCTGGAGTGAAATGCTCCCCATTAGCTTTCAGTGGCAGTGACTCGTGCGCGCGGTTGTTGTACCAGTGAACTCCGGCTTCAATTTCCCCAATAAGCTCATTCCATGACGGGAAATCGCGAAGGGTCTGCTCCTGCCTAGCTGTCAGCTCACGCCCTTTATCCACTGCGTTCAGCGCGGCGATGAGGGATTTTGATACCTTACGTGTAGTGCTTTTATCCGCGCCAGTTCCGTAGTAGGTAGCAAATTGGCGGGATATACGCATCCCCAGCGTTTTGTTAAGGATCTCAATGATGCCGCGCCCTTGCGGGTTCTCAGGAATACCCAGACGGTGGTCAACCCCGAGACGCGGTAAAATACCGGTGATATTAGCGTCAAGCGTGCTATTGGTCTCACCGCCACCGTTATCGGAATAATAGATATAAGGTACCCCGTTATTCTTAATGCCGTGACGCAGGGCATCAGCAACGGCAATAACGCTTTCTGACAGAGCCAGACTCCAGCCCACAATATATCGGCAGCTCCCGTCCAGAATGAACGTCACTTCTGGTGTGATAGGGTTACCATGTTCAGGAGAGGCGACTTTCATCTTCATGCCGTGGCCATCCCCGATCCAGACGTAATTAACCGGCAGGCAAAGCCAGTCACGGCGTACAAATCCCTCAATCTGACGGGCTTCACTGCCGGTGATCCGGCGATGCTGTTTCACCACTTCCGGGAGTTTATCCATCGCATAGCGCACTGTGTTATAGGTCGGAGCAGAGAAAAGCATCTCCGGCTGATCCGAATATCGCGAATACCAGCCATGAATAAAATCCTCGTATGCCTCAGCCATCGTTACACCATTGGGATTACGGTAATACGCCAGAAAATCAGGCAACCACGCAATTTCCTCAGGCTCCACGCGCTGGCGCTTACCAGGTGCAAGGAGTACCAGACGCTCAGTCGATGTTCTGGCTTTTTTGAAATCAGCCATCCAGCGCTTAAGGGAGATCTCGCTCAGGGTGCGTGATGAACCTTTTTTGGCATTGGCTAACGTCACCTGTGTGGCCAGATGCTCAGGTAACTCGCCGCTGCGGGACCGTCGGACGATTTCCCTGATGGCTTTGGCGCAGCTGAATCCCGGTATTTCCCCCAGCTTCATGACTTCCGATACCAGCGCAATACGGGCATCAGCAATCTTTTGTTGGTCGCTGGTTAAGCCAGTGAGCTTTTGCTCCATCAGCACGGGGTGATCACGGTAAAGCGATAACCGGGTATCACTCTTTTCCGTCACCGCTGAACGCTCAGGAGCAGGCAACGCTGCATCCTGATTGTTCATCAGCTCTTTAACCTGACGGTCACGCAGCGCTTTTTGAGCAACCAGAGGCAGGCTGTCAATGTGATACTCAAACGCCTTACTTCCCTGACGCTTACGGACCAGAGTCTGATTCTGTTTGACCAGTTTGCCCATCATGGCTCTGATGCCCTGTGGCGTTCCCGGTAAACCCGGCAGGCCCGCTAATTCATTCACCGTGGCAAACATGATCACAAGTCCTTGCTGTAGCGGCTGGGCCAGATGGATGACGGCTCCAGATTGAGAGCATTCGCGATGATGCGCTCACCTTTAGGGTATGAACGAGCCAGCGCATTTTTCAGTGTGTCGGGACTTAACCCCGCACTGGTGGAAAGGCTGCGCATTGTCACGCCGCGCTTGTGAAGCTCGGCGACAATGTCAATGCGATGCCAGTCACGCACTTCATTTCTTTCCAT